CTCGCGCACATATTTCTGACTCAACCGGAGGCCGGATAATGGATCGGGTGCCACCTGTAGGGCTCGCTGGGGCCGGTCGGCGGCTATGGTCGGCTGTCTGGTCGGTTTCCGAAGTGAGCCCCGCAAATCACGAGCTACTGCTTCTGGCGTGCAAGCAGGCTGATCGGGCGGCTGAGTGTCGGGAGATCCTCAGCAAGAGCGGACTGACTGCCGTGGATCGGTTCGGGATTGAACAACCACATTGGGCGATTGAGACGGAGCGGAAGGCCAGCACGGCGGCGGCCCAGTTGATCAAGCAGGTGTGCGCGGCGGTCGGCAAGACGGAGGTGCAAGAGGCCATCGAGGAGGACTTGTTCGGGTGACGTACTACTTCAGCGACGATGCCGCTAAGCGTGTCGAGAAGTTCTTCGAGACTCAATTGCGGTACGTCGAGGGGGCGAAGGCCGGGCAACCATTCTTGCTGGAGGAATGGCAGCGGAAGATCGTCCGCGATCTGTTCGGCTGGCTGCGGGAAGACGGAACGCGGTGGTATCGGATTGCGTACATCGAGGTTCCCCGGAAGAACGGAAAATCAACGTTCGCGGCGGGCATCGCGTTGTATCTCCTCCTCTGTGACCGTGAGGAGCGGCCTCAAGTTTACTCGTGTGCGGGCGATAGGGAGCAGGCGGGGATTGTGTTTCGAGCGGCCCGCGAGATGGTCAGCGGTGGGACACCGAGCTTGCAGGCAGAGGCTGAGTTGCGGCAGTACGAGATCCGGGGAACGCGGCGCGGTGGATGGTACGCGGCGACATCGGCCGAAGCGTACTCAGCCCACGGCAAATCACCCCACGGAATCATCTTCGACGAACTGCACACACAGCCGAACCGGATGCTGTGGGACGCGATGTTGTCGGGGCGTGGTGCGAGGGCGAATCCTCTTGTGGTGGCGATCACCACGGCCGGGCATGATCGATCCTCGATCTGTTGGGAGATGCACCAGCGAGCGGCGGCAGCGATTGCCGATCCCGACTCTGACCCGACGTTTTACGGGTGCATCTATGGGGCAGGGGATAAAGACGACTGGACATCGGAAGAAGTCTGGCGGAAGGCAAACCCTAACCTCGGCGTGTCTGTCTCGCTGGAGTTTCTCCGCGAGGAATGCACAGCGGCGAGGAACAATCCGGCCCACGAAAACGTCTTCAGGAATCTCTACCTGAACCAGTGGACCGAGCAGGCTGTCCGCTGGCTGCCTATGGAGCATTGGGACGAGTGTCAAGAGGACATCAGGCTGGAGGACTTCGCGGGGGAGCCGTGCTACATGGGGTTGGATCTGGCGAGCACGCGGGATATCAACGCCCTATCGATGCTCTTCCGGCGTGACGGCGAGTACTTCGTCTTCGTCCGCTACTGGATGCCTGCGGAGTGTCGCGACATTCGCGGCAAACAAGATCGAGCACAGGCCAAACGCTGGGCCGAGCAAGGGTTGATCCAGCAAACAGACGGCGACGTGACAGACTACAGCGTGATCTGTGCGGACATCTGCGATTTGGCCGAGCGGTTCGATCTTCAGATCCTCGGGTATGATCCGTGGGGACCGGCCCGGGCACTGGCCCAGCAACTGACGGCGAGCGGATTCCCTGCGGACAAGCTGAGAGAGTTCCGGCAGAACATCGGATCGTTTGCGGCCCCGTCGAAAGAGTTCGAGCGACTCGTAACCGGACACAAGATCCACCACGACGGCGACCCGGTGTTACGGTGGATGGTTGGAAATGTTGCGGCGGAACGTGACCGGAACGATAATATCCGTCCGAGCAAGAGCCGATCCGCTGACAAGATCGATGGGGTTGTGGCCAGCATCATGGCGCTAGGGCTGGCACTGGCCGAAGAACAGGCAGGGGCAAGCGTCTACGAATCCGGAGGGAGTCTGTTTCTATGAGCGTGATAACCTCGATTCGCGAGAGCATGGCCCGCTGGATTGCACCAGAGGCACGGGGGATGCCGCAGCAAGTAGCCGACGCCCTGACGGTGCGGAGTTCGGCGGGCGTGCCTGTCACCGAGTCAACGGCGTTGTCTGCCTCTGCTGTCTTCGCGGCGGTGCGTGTGATCGCCGAGACGATTGCACAGATCCATTGGGAGATCTACCAGAAGACGGGAGAGGCAGAGATCGAGCTGGACGATCACCCGCTGAGAATCCTTCTCGACGAGGAGCCTAACGGCGAGATGACCGCGTTTAGCTGGCGGATCGCCATGCTGACATCGTACTACCTGCACGGCAACATGTTGGCCGAGATCGAAAGGAACGGGGCAGGGTATCCTATCGGTCTGTGGTGGATTCACCCCGGGCGGGTGCATGTGCGGCGAGATCCAGCGGGCGGAATGTTCTATGCTGTCACCGATCCAGACGGGTTGAATCCTGTCCGGGTGGAAGCAGCCAATATGTATCACGTGCCTCTGCTGGCAAGCGATGGCATTGCCGGGCGTGGGCTGATCCAGCGAGCACGGGACAGTATTGGCCTGTTGGTGGGAATGGAACAGTACGCATCGTCCAGCTTTGCCAATGGGGCACGTCCTGCGGGACTCCTGAAGCATCCGGGCAAACTCACGGAGGCGGCCCGGGCAAACATCCGCAGCGAATGGGAAGCACTCCATCGAGGAGCCGACAAGGCGGGGCGGACTGCTGTGCTGCAGGAGGGGATGGACTTCCAACCCATGCAAATGTCGGCCGTCGATGCCCAGCTTTTGGAGCAGCGACAATTCCAGATTGCGGAGGTGGCCCGATGGTTCAACATCCCGCCCCATCTTCTGCGGGACTTGTCGCGGGCGACGTTCGGCAACATCGAGCATCAGGGGATCGAATACCAAACCTATACGATCAGGCCCCTCTGCCGGGCGATGGAGCAGGAAGCCCAGAGGAAACTGGTTCCCCGTGCAGAGCGTTCGACGATCCACACCGAGTTGGATCTTGACGACCTGCAACTCATCGACCGAAAGAGCCGTTTCGACGCCTACGCTGTGGCCCGCCAAAACGGGTGGATGTCCGCTAACGAGATCCGAGACGAGGAAGGCATGAACCCAATCGAAGGCCCGGAAGGTGATGCGTACCTGATCAATGGCAACATGATCCCGCTGGGGCTGGCGATGGCTGGCGGTGTGGCATCACTGACGGCGACACCTGCCCCGGTCATCGGGGAGCCCAGCGTGGCAACGCCAGAGGAGGGGCGATCCGTGGCGGTCGGCGATTCCGAGATGGGGTTGGCACTCGCGGGGATTCTGGAGGGCGCTTTGTCTCGTGTGCTTACCAAAGAACGCAATGCCGCATCTAAGGCAGCAAAGGAGCCTAGTAAGTTTTTGCGATGGTTGGACGAATTCTATTCGCATCATTCGACTACATTCGAGGCTGAGATTGCTCCCACCCTGCGGGCGATTGCATTGCACCTCGGGCGGTCAATTGATCCGGGCGAGGTAGTCCGGCAGCATGTCGAGCAGTCTCGGCAAGCGTTGCTGACTGCGGCAGAGGTGTCTGTGGATCGTTTCGGCGAGAGTGTCGAAACGTGTGTCCGTTCATGGGATTCAAGCCGGGCGGCTGCTTTCGCCCAAGGGGTTCTCAATGGCTGAACTGGAATACCGATCTGGTGCGGAAATGGAGTTCCGAGCGGAAGGCGACAGCGTCAAGGTCGGCGGCTACGCGGCCGTGTTCAACTCGTTGTCTGAGGATCTTGGCGGATTCCGTGAGGTCATCCGGCGTGGGGCGTTTACCCATACCATCGCACAGGGGGCCGACGTGCGATTCCTGATCAATCACGACGGGATGCCATTGGCCCGCACGAAGTCCGGCACGTTGCGATTGACTGAGGATGACAGGGGGCTGAGGATCGATGCTACCCTCGATCCGACTGATCCCGACGTGCAGCGGCTGGTGCCGAAGATGCGGCGGGGCGATCTGTCGCAAATGTCTTTTGGTTTCCGCACGATGAAAGACGCATGGCGGCAAGAGGGGGCCGATCAGATCCGCGAGCTACACGCTGTCGATCTGTTCGATGTGTCGGCCGTGACTTACCCGGCATACCAAGCAACCGACGTGGCGTTGCGAAGTCTGGCGGCGTCGCGTGGGCTGGTGATTCCTCCCGATGATCCGCTGGCGTTGCATTGGGCACGCCTCGAACTGGAGCAGGTGCGAGCAAATGGCGTGAGCCTGCGGCCGTCGGCTGGCATGGCATCGGCTGCACGTGAGGGGCTGCGACTCCACGAGGAGGGTAAGTCGGGCGACGGGCTGAAGCCTGAGACTGTCGCCAACGCGAAGAAGATCGCCGGTCGGCAGACGCTGACAGAGCGGCACGTTCGCGAGATGAACGCATGGTTTGCACGTCACTCGAAGACCAGCAAATCACCCGGGTGGGATAAGGCTGGCGAGGAGAAGCCCGGCTACGTCGCGTGGCAGTTGTGGGGCGGCAACGCTGCGGAGTCGTGGGCGGCTGCCAAAGTGCGGGCGATGGACTCGAATTGACACGCGGCTGAGTTCGGATAAACTACATCTGCGGGGCTGTTGTTCTCGCACAATCCACAACTAAAGACAGGAGCGGAGCTGTTGTTTCCGTGAACGTCGATCATTCACGTTTCCACGAAAGGAACAACACATGGAACTCCAGACTGTGGCCAACAAGGCCCGGGAGTTGCGAGCCTCCAAAATGACGGAGGCTGAAGCCATCTTGGTGGCGGCGTCCACCGGTGGCGAGAATGGCGGAAGCCGTCCACTCACTGAAGACGAGTCGCGGAAGTACGATTCGCTGATGGACGAAGCGGCGGCGGCCCTGAAGGAACAGACGCGAGCCGAAAAGCTGATCAACGAGAAGGCGACGCTTGCCCAGTCCACCGGGCGGCGGTCGGCCCCGACTCCTGCCCCCGGCGTGATTGTCGAGACTGCCAAGCCCACCGAGATCCGCACTTTCCGGCGTGCGAAGTCCCTGCGATCCTTCCGGGGTGCTGACGCCCAGCGAGACGCCTACACCGCTGGCCAGTGGCTGCTGGCGACTGTCGGGAATGACACCCGGGCGGCCCAGTGGTGCGCGGACAACGGCATTGAGACTCGCGCCCTGACAACCACAACCAACAGCCTCGGCGGATACTCTGTGCCGGAGGTGCTGGAGTCCACGATCATCGATCTTCGCGAGGAACGCGGCGTTGCCCGTCGCTCCCTGCGGGTGATGCCGATGAGCACGGACAGCCACATCATCCCCCGGCGTGCGTCTGGCTTGACTGCCTACTTCGTCGCGGAGAATGGCGAGATCACGGCGAGCGACAAAGGCTGGGATGCTGTGCAGTTGGTGGCCCGCAAGTTGGCGGTGATGTGCCGTTATTCCTCGGAGCTGAACGAGGACAGTATCCTCTCCATCGCTGACGATCTGGCGAGCGAAATCGCCTATGCGTTCGCTGACAAAGAGGACGAATGCGCTTTCAACGGTGACGGCACCTCGACCTACGGCGGCATCGTGGGGCTCAAGTCCGGCACTCTGGCCGGATCGAAGGTTACCGCAGCCACCGGAAACACGGCGTTCGGCACCCTCGATCTTGAAGACTTCGAGGCGATGGTCGGCAAGCTGCCTCAGTACGCTGTGGCCGGTGCCCGGTGGTACGTGTCGAAAGTCGGCTGGGCGAACTCGATGCTGCGGCTTGCGGAAGCGGCTGGCGGTAACACCGTGGCCCAGATCGCTGGCGGTGCTCCCCTGCAGTTCCTTGGATACCCAGTCGAGATCGTGCAGGTGATGAACTCCACCACCACGGCACAGACGAGCACGGATGGTC